TCACTGATAGGTGATAGACCTACTAATTTTGCTAGTTCATTAGGCTCACCTAATGCAACATCATATAGGTACCAGCGCATTATAGTAGAAGCTGGAATGTCCTTAGTATAAAACTCAAAGTCAAAATGTTTTTTCTTACGATTAAAAGGCCACATTATTTTGCCTCACCCCATTTTTGAACGATTGTTATATCAGCAATTAAAGGTATGTCGAGCAGGTTAATGCCCTCCATAGCCTCTCTAATTGCTGCTTCAGTCTTTACAGCTAGGTGGTCTGGAGTAAGAGTAACAAGTTCATCGTGCACTGTAAGAATAATTTTGGCACCTTCTGGAATTAGCTGGTGTGCTCGTACCATGGCAAGCTTCATAATGTCAGCAGCTGAACCTTGAATACGGGTATTAAACGCTTGACGTTCTGCACCACCACGAGTACCAAAGTCTCTAGAAATAATTTCAGGTATGTAACGTCGACGGCCTAAGAGGGTAGTCACATACAGTTTGTTCTTTGTTTGACCAATTACTTTCATTCTATAATGATTGATAGATGGAAATTTAGTAGCAAAGTTTCCCAACAAGGTCTTAGCTTCTGTTATAGAACACCCAATCTGACGTGAAATCTTATCTGGACCTACTCCGTAAGCCATAGCTAGTACCAGCACCTTGCCAGCAGAGCGGTCAACACCCATGGTGTTACCTACTGTGGTGTATATGTCTCCACCATCGGCATAGTTTTTTAACATAATTGGGTCACGAGACATAGAAGCAATAATGCGCGGTTCAATCTGAGAGTAGTCAGCTACTACAAGTTTGTATCCTTCTGGAGCGTAAAACATATTACGAATAGCTTTACCGTGTTCAGTACGTGGATTAGGTACGTTTTGAAGATTAGGGTTACGACTGGAAAAACGACCAGTTTCGGCTCCATGCTGGATAAAGTCGCAGTGTAATCGCCCGTCTACTAGCAAGCTATCTTTAACTTCAATCTTAGATTTACCGCCTACAGTACGGGTCACTTCTCCACCTAAGTAGGGCACTACGTATGTAGTAAGAAGCTTATTTAAATCTGCATAGTCAGATAAAGCCTTAACTAATGGGTCAGTCTGACGATAAGGTTCAAGGGCCTCTGATGATACAGAGTAATCCATGTACTCCAACTGTTCGCCAGCCATATCTTTTTTAATACCTTTACCTGTAAGAATTTTAGGTTTTAATCCTCTACCGCCATCGGCCTTCTTACTGTACAACAGGTATTGTTTCTCCTGATTGGAGTTAATATTAAAAACGCGCCCAGCAATTTTATAAATTTCAGTGCGAGCAACTTCTATATCTTTTTCTAATTTGTCATAAAGAACCTGTAGTTCCTCTGTATCAATAGGAGCGCCAGTCAGTTTCATATGGCATAAAACTTCTAACACTTCCATTTCTAACTTCATAATCTTAGTTACATCTGATGCTTCAAGCTTTGGAACTAAAGCTTTGTAAAGAAGGAAGGTGTATTTAGCATCTAGATAAGAGTACTTAGCTACCTCGCTAAACGAATGAACCTCTACTTGAGCACCAACGCCTTTGACCATGTCATAACCGAGCTCACGTTTTAAACAATCGTCTAAACCGCATTTATTTTTATTGCGATTGTCGTAAATGAAAGACGCGACCATGGTGTCAAAATGAGGTCCTGATGGGACTCTGCCTTGAAAGTATTTAGCAATAGATGTGAGGTCAAACACTAGGTTGTGACCAATAGTAAGTATGTTTTCATTAAAAAATAATGGCTCTAAGGTCTTAAACACTTCAGCGGGGTACAGCTGCTTGGGAGCAGGACCAAACACTGTGGTTGCTTTCTTTTCATCTCGTGAATAATCAGCTTCACGAATCGGTAAACCAGTTTCCAATCGCTTCTGACCTTGTCCAGTAAGTGGATAAGATTTAGAAACAAACTCTCCGTGTGGATGGCCTAGTGGAATTACATCTCCACGCCCGTGTGTAGCAAAACTGAGCCACATAATTTCATTAACAACTGTCACACCACGACGTGGTCCTACAGTTTCAGAGTCAAAAGCAAAAGAATCTTGTTTGAGATAGTATGAAACCATCTCTTCTAACTGCTCTTTAGTCGTAATAATATTCATATGTCATCCCCAGTTTAGGGCTAGAGTGCCGAGCAGGGGGGATAATACTGCTCGGCAACTCCAGCGTTCTATGGTTAGCCTAGCAGTGAATCTGCAATTTCATCGAGCTCAGCCCAAGTGTGTTCCTTAATAACGGAACGTTCGAACGGCTCAATCTTTGCAGTTTCAACTTCAGCCATTGCTTCTTCAATGCCCCAGTCCTCAAGAAGGTCACGTGGCTTGACGGCGTTTAGATGATAGACAGTTTGCTGCTGCTTACCAGTACGACTGATTGCCCAGTAGTTCTTGGTAAGTGGGCCTTGTGGAGAGAACTCTGCAGCATGCAAAGTCTTGTAAAGGCGTGGTGATGCAATTAGCATCTTACGTTGTACACCTTCAGGTGTGACAACAGCGATTGTGAATGCTCGCTTATCTTCAGGCTTGCTTCCAAGCTTTACGCACAATGGGTCGTTAGCACCCAATGAAACGTATGAACGCTTACCAACAGTTTTCTGTTGTAGAAAATGCTGCTTGTAGATTGCGAAAGGACCGCTTTGGTCCACGAACTTGATGACAGTAAATTCGCCATCGTTGAACTTAAACTCAGTTGGGAAATCCCCTGTAGATACTGAGAGTTTTTCTGCTGCATCCCATCCAGATTGAACTGCTGTAGATGATGCCTGTGCTGGACGAGCATCTACTGTTGCATCAACAGTGAAGTCGTCGGTTGTTGGAAGGTACTCTTCCGTGCGGTTAATCGCCATTTTTATTCCTTTGTTTCAGTAGGTTTAGTTTCTTGAGCTCGGATGTTAGTCCAAGCCTCAGCTATTGCGCTAGTCAACTGCTGGTTAGGCCATTGTAATCTCTTCTTATCGAAAAGTCCAGCCTTACTTAGCAACTCAACTAACACTTCTATTTGACGGCGAGAGTATAGTCGATAACCCTTTTGCTCTTTACCGTTTTTTGCCTTCGTTGAGGGAAGGCGATAGGTGGATGGTGGTAGGTAGCCGTTACTTATCCATGCTCGCACGGTAACTATCGGTCTACCAACAGCCGTTGCAACTGCGCCTATGCCGTAGAAATCAATGAGGTTTCCATTCACATTAACATTCTTCTTTACAGGTTTTGCGTCCCAACCATCACCAGTGGTTGCAACTACTGGTTCAGGTGCACGTGAGCGACGCTTGCGCTTACTGCCTGGATAAAGGTTTTCAACCTCTCCAAACAGATTCTCGATGATGTCATCTGACACTTGTGTTCCTTATTTACCTACAATAAACGCGTATGTTACTTTGGATGGGAACATAGTATCAATATCTTCTTCTGTTAAATGATTGTCGTAAAACGCAGCCATAATTGCTGCTTCATCTAGTACAGGCTCCATCTTGATACAGGTATTATAGATGCCTTTTTTAGTAAGAATAATTTCTGCTGCTGCAGCATCAAGCACCTTAGATACACGGCGCTGTTTCATTATTGTTGTTTCAGTATCAACATCCATTGGAACGTTCAATACAATATGACCGCGGTCATCTTCTGCACCAAACTCGTCAATAGTTTCGGTAAGACGTTTTTTAATTTCAGCCTGACGTTTACTTAGCATGTCAGCTTGGTCTTTTAAACCAAGGAACTGTTTGATGTCTTGCTTAATGGATTCAATATCCACGATTATCCCCAATCGGTAGGTTGTGAAGATAACCTATACCCAATTTAGGAGGCTGTCAAATTACTTTGCGCCCTTGGCGCGTTGCCCTCTATAACCAGTCTTCTTCTTGTTCATTGAGCCTGGTTTTTTATACCCACCACCATTAGGTGTAGCTGCTTGGCGTTGTTCTAAAGCCTTGGCAATTTTATCGTGGTGCTTGCCCATTACTTTATGTACTCCTCAAGAGCCGCGAGGATAATGCTGGTGACGGTTACCTTCTCTAAGGCAGCTTTCTTTTGTACGGCTATCCACAGCTTATCAGAGACACGAATGGTACGTGTTGGGGTCTTCGGCGCATTAGGCATTCATCAATTATAGACTAAAAGCTCCCCACCAAGGACTCGAACCTCGACTAGATGAACCAGAATCACCTGTCCTGCCAATTAGACGAATGGGGAATGGAGCGGTTGACGAGGCTCGAACTCGCGACCTGCACCTTGGCAAGGTGCCGCTCTACCAACTGAGCTACAACCGCATCGCTGCCCCACCTGGGCTCGAACCAGGGACCTAGCGATTAACAGTCGCTCGCTCTGCCAACTGAGCTATAGGGCACTAAACATTAGATGATGTTAAAAACTGTCTTAAACTTTCTATGCTCATAGGCACTCCGCCTTTATCATCAATACCTTTTCCATCAATAATAGCATCTGCTACAGCGCTTTTATGTTGTAGAGACTCCCATTGACGTTCTTCTATTGAACCCGCAACAATTACATCTTGAATAACTATGGAAGGCCAAGTAGATGAAGCTCTTTTTATTCTTCCGTTTCTTTGAACTGCGGCTCCTGATGACCACGGGAGGTCGTAGTTGACAAGAAGGTTAGCTGCTGGCAAATCCACACCGTAGCCGCCCGCATCACTACTAATGAGCACACGAATAGAAGCATCTTCATTAAAAGCAATTTTGTTCTCCTCTTTTGTTTTAGCGTCTAATTTTCCTGAGTACTTGCGACAGATGCTCGCTCCTAATGCGGACTCTATTTTGTCTAGCATATCTACATACGTAGCAAATATTACTACTTTGTTCTTTTCGTCTTGGTCAAGAAACTCTTTAATATACTGGATAAGGTAATCCAATTTAGGCGAACTAGTAATGCCATCGAGAGCGCCACTACTAACCAGTTCATTTGCATATGAAGACCCCTCTCCTTTCATAGAAGTAAACTTAGATGCGCTAGAAGTAAGCAGTTCTGGATGAGAACACAACATCTTTAGAGCACCAATCTTAGACATAATCTTACCGCGCATTTCATCCTCTGCACCGCCGCGCTTAGATTCTAATCCGTAGTGCGCCATAACGTTAAAGTTAGAACCAAAAAGAGACTGAGCCTCATCTAGGTCGGTGAGAAGGTCTTGGCAAATACGGTCATAAAGCTTTGAACTTTTTCGGTCAAAGACAATTTGCACTGGTTCTTTGTGAATAGCGTCTGGAAGATAAGGAGCTACGTCTGGGTCTTTTTGAGCTTTACGAACAGAGGCCTCCTTCATTTTGGTGTGAAGGGTAGGAAGATTACGGTAATACTGAGGAGCACCCCAGTTGTTTCTTACAATAAACGCTGCATCAAAGATGTCGAACCTACCGAGCACACTGGAGTCAACAAACTGCATGATGCTATACAGCTCTTCAGGTTTACCGTTTTCAATTGGAGTGCCTGTTAAAGCAAATCTATATGGAGAACTAATTAATTTTTTTACTGCTTTGGAACGTTTGGAGCGAAAAGATTTAATTGCTGTTGCTTCGTCAAGGACGACGAATCCACGTGGGAGGTCTCGTACTTGGTCCCAGTCGTTAACAATTTGCTCGTAATTAAGAATGATGTAGTCAACCCCCGAGTTAGCCCAGTCGTTGGCTTCGGCATATTGTTCTGCTCTTTTCTTTGGCGTTCCATCAATGACCAAAGCGCGTGAAGTACCATTTGTAAATTTCTCAATCTGATTAGCCCACTGATATTTCAATGAAGACAGACAGATTATAAGACCTGGTTCTTTAATGCGCTGCTCATCCATCAAACGTTCTATGGCAGCAATAGTTAAAACTGTCTTTCCCAAACCTAGGTCGTAGGCAACCAGCATCTTCTGCCGTTCGCACATGCGGTCAACTGCCTCTGGTTGATAGGGAAGAAGAGTTCCTGTAAAGGTCATTAGATATAAGCCCTCATGCGAATACCAATAAGAGTTTTAAGGTCCTCAAGGCTCCCAGTGTTCATGAATATCTGGTCTACTTTTTCCCCATCCATGGCAGTCTCTGACACATGTTGGTTTACGGGAAGAACTCCATTGCGTTTAACGCGCCACACTTGAGCGCCGTCATGATTACGTATGGCAACGGCCTCGTTAGGGAATCGAACATCAGCTATAACAAAGTTGCCATCGTTATTAACCTTTTTAAGAGCTTGCTCTATCCAGAATGTATCTCCAAAAGTTTTACGAGCGCCAACTCCAAGGCGTTGAAGAAGGTCTCTTGCTTCTGGGTAATCAACTTTAACTCTGTCCCACCCATACACGTCAACTAATCCTTGAACTCTATAACCTTCTTTGAGCATGGGGTTGGTTTCGTACAACAGGTCCCGTATAGGGTCAGCAAAAGCAACACGTGTAAATCCGTATACCTCTACCAGTATATTTGCAACAGAGTCTTTTCCACTCTGTGCGTAACCTGTTAGGCCAATAATCACCATTTACTCCTAAGGATATGTTGAGCGCTCTCTAAACCGTACTCTATCTCAGACTTGCTCATTCCGCCAACGTCTTTCATATCTGTTTGGCTGTAGTTAAACGTCCAGCACTCCATGCCCATCTGAGTGGACAACTCCATAAGTTTTTTATTGGAATCTAAACCAGAAGAATCATTATCTAAAGCAAAAATAACCCTATCTGCCCCTCTTAACAGACTGAACTGAGCCATTGATACAGCAGAACCATAAGCAGCTACCCCACCTTTTATGCCAACGGAGTCTAATCGCACAACATCTAGAGGAGATTCAACAAGAATCATGTCCCCGCCTTTGTATTGATTGTATCCAAATAGAGTAGAGCTCTTGTGCACTCCAGCTGGTTGGTTTTTAAAATAGCGAGAAACGTGGCCTTTCTCTTGCCATCCCATCAGTTTATTTGTAAGTGGGTCTCTAATTACAGTAATCCAATTAGAGTGTCTTACATCCCACAAGAGCTGGTGTTTAGCGGCAGCTGCAGCTGTAAGCCCACGAGCTTGTAAAGCGTCAGCTGGTGGAACTGTAAAAGCTGCAAGCATGGATTCAGTTATATATGTAATCTCTTCGAACACTTGTTCGGGTTTAATTATTCTCTGCAGCTTATTAGATAGGTTTACTTCACCAGAGTTAACCCAGCTCCGTGCCTCTTCATAACCAACGTCTTGAATCATTTCTACCAACGTGTAGAGGCTAGCTTTATGACCACACGAGAAGCACAAGTTTGCTCCAGTGTCTGCGTTAATCCAAAATGAAGGGGTCCTGTCCTCACGTCCTTTATTCTTTACGTGAACGGGGCAATAACATTGAATCTCACTACCGCGAGTATCAACAATCTGAACACCTAGACGTTCTAACGTCTGTGTCATTTCATCTATAGTCACGTTAGCTCCAGTCGTTCTCGTCGAACTCTCTGAACTGTCCAGTGTTCCAATCCCAGTTCAATTGAACTTCTGCGCGACCAGAGTTACGAGAGTCAAGAATCTTTAGAAGGCGCATATCGTCAATAGTATCGTCGATACGCTGAAGACCAAATATAACATCCGCATCTTGGTGAAAAGAAGATGAGTAACCAATAGAATCAGATGTTACTTGTCCCTTCTTCATCTTCCAATTAAGAACTTGAGTAGAGATAACAATTGGAATTTTAAATCTTTGAGCCAAACGTTTAAGCGAACGCGTGATACCAGTAAGAGCCTGTGGAGTATTTGACTCCCCAGTCTGCTCATCAATCATCAAATAGGTACCGTCAATAAACACAACGTCTGGATGTAGCACCTGAATTTTGCTAGCAATACCTGAGACTGTAACCGAAGAAGCAGCATCAACTAACCAGAACTTCTCGCGCATGTTTTCTACGCCTTGAAGTACGCGCTTATAACGAGCCTCTTCATCTGGTGTCAAAGTACCATTAAGAATACGGTTGTGTGACACACGAGCTTTCTGAGCATCATAACGAGTTAACTGTTCGTGGTTGTTCATTTCAAACGACTGAAACATTACGGCCTTATCTTGCATGTGAACATTCTGTGCCATCTGCAAAGCAA